ATGGTAATAATAAATAAAATTTTATAATGTCTTCCATTCATAAATAAACTTCTTATATTTTGGTCTCTAATCCAAGTTTGGTCATATAAACAATCATCTAAAATTAAAAATGCTCTTGGGTCAATATTAGTAGAACCATAATTTTCTTTATCTTTATTAATTTTTTTAATAACCATTTTTTGGCGTTTTAAAGTATTTGCTACAATTTCAGGTGTATAAGCATCATGAATAAATAAACTAGGAACAATATTACCATAGAATGTATTTGCAGCCTCAGTCCCAGAAATGACGGTTCCTATAGGAACATCTTTATGGTGATATAACAAATCTTTAACTAAAAAACTTTTTCCGGTTTCTCGTTTTCCAATAAATACACATACTTTGTCGGATGAAATATTAGTTAAATCAAATTTTTTTAGAGCCAAATTCATTAATAAAATACTATTTTTTTTTTAAATTATAATAGACGCAATAATTGATAACCAATTAACAATATATTTAATTACTTTATTAAGTAAAAAATAATATTTAAAGAAAACTACGATATTATTTTTATTAATGAATTTAATTAGAATAGATAGTATAAACAATCATTTATTTTTAGAACTTTCAAATTCATTGTCTCGGTTTCTAAAAATAACTAATATACAGACATACTATCCTATACTTTCATTATTTCATAATATAGATAATACAGATAATATTTATTCTGATGAACATATAATTTTTGACCATACATTTCAATTATTAAAAATAGAAAAACAAATAAATTTATCAATGGATGATAGCTATATTAAACATTTTTTTGAAGCTCAAATTTTAAATAAATCAAATAAAAATATAGAACAAAAAAATATATTTATTAAAATTTTACCATTACTTAATGTTATAATGTATATTATGGATGAATATAATTTAAATACTCATAATTTACCAAATATTTATAATTATATAACAAACAAAAAAATTAATAATATTCATAATACAGCATATATTGATACATTTTTTTCATATTTAGGAAGCCGACTAACAGAAACTGGAAAGTGTCCATCATTCCCATTATTTTATGGCAGTTTTAATGGTGTAAGTGATGAATTTTTGTTTGATATTACCGAAGAATATAATTCAATAAAAAATACAACATGCTATAAAAATAATATTGATAAGAAATTTAAATTAAAAAATATTAATATAGATTCAAAAAATAATTCATTTAATTCTAATCTATCAAATATATCAAATCTATCAAATCTATCAATATCATCATTATCCGAAAAAATCAGTGATAAACATGAATTATTAGATTCTATAGATTCTATAGAATCTATACAAATTAATGATACTAATAATATGAATAATAGTGATGATTATACAGATATTGATACTGAAAATGAAAATGATGAAAATGATGAGAATTATGAAAATGATGAAAATGATGAAAATGATGAAAATGATGAAAATGATGAAAATAATGAAAATGATGAGAATGATGAAAATTATGAAAATGATGAAAATAATGAAAATATGTTTGATAAAATACTATTGAATAAAAAAAATGATATAGATAGTAATTTTGATAATATTAGTGAAATAAGTTTAAGTATTGAATCATGTTCCAATATTTCATTAAATAGTTGTGATATATCAGAATTAAATTATGTTGTTTTAAATGATTTTCCAGTTCAATTAAATTGTATTGAAATGTTATCTGGAACTTTAGATAACTATATTGACGAAACAGATAATAATATATGCGATACTGAATGGAAATCTATATTATTTCAAATATGTTTTGGATTAGCGGTAGCACAAAAAACATTTGATTTCGTACACAATGATTTACATTCAAGTAATATAATGTTTAAAGAAACAACTATCCCATATATTTATTTTAATTTTAAAGGCACTTATTTTAAAATACCCACATTCAATAAAATAGTAAAATTAATTGATTTTGGAAGAGCAACATTTACATATAAAAATAAATTATTTTTTAGTGATGTTTTTAAAAAAAATGGCGAAGCTGAAGGGCAATATACATATCCATATTATAATAATTTAGATAAATGTAGAATAAAACCCAATAAAAGTTTTGACTTATCGAGACTATCAACTACCATCATAGAACATTTCGAAGAAGATAGTCTAATTTATAAATTATTAAAACTATGGGCTACAGATAAATATGGTAATTTTTTAATGAATTATGAAGATGATTTTAATTTATATAAAAGAATTGCAAAAGACGTAATATCAGCAATACCTAGAAATCAACTTAATAAAAAAATATTTAAAGAATTTAAAATACAAAAATCAGACATATTAAATGATTATATTTATAAATATTAATTAATATTTAATTAGTCATTATAAATATTAATTAATATTTAATTAGTCATTAACTTTTCATTTATTATTAAATAAGTCATCGATAAAAATAATCCAACATAAATATTTTTCATAATAATAAATACTACTAATAATAAAAATATTATTTTATATAAATAATTAAAACTATATTTTGGAAATTCGTTTTTAGTTTTATTATAAATAATCACATTACAAAATATTATTAAAACACAAATTAAATATATTAAATCTTTATTTATTATCATTAATAATTAATAAGATTTTTTTATTATTAAAATGATGGTTCTCCAATATTAACATTCACATTTTCAGCTTGTTTAATATTTACAATATTAGTATTATTTAAATATATACCACTATAAACTGCTACTGTAATTAATACTAATAACTTTATATAGTAAATATTTGAATTAATTTTATTCGACATTTTATTTTCAAAATAAACTATTATTACACAAATACATGCTAATATTATAGATAATAAATAATTATTATTACATACAGAATTAAAATAAGTCATATATATATAAAAAAAAATAAAAAAATAATAATTTTTAACCTTAATTAAAAAAACTATAATTTTTCCTTTTACGGCGTTTTTCTAAATATTTAGAATCACCCTCATTTTCACTATCACTATCATTTAAATTGTCATTATTTAATGATTCACTATTAATTTTATCTGATTTTAATGATTCATTTTTTGTATCTATAATAATAGTTTTTATTGAATCATTATTTTGTGTATTATTTAAATTAAATTCATTCGGCAAACTGGTTGATACATCATTCGGTAAACTGTTTGATACATCATTAGGTAAACTGTTTGATACATCATTAGGTAAAATGGTTGATACATCATTAGGTAAACTGTTTGATAAATCATTCGGCAAACTGTTTGATACATCATTAGGTAAACTGTTTGATAAATCATTCGATAAATCATTTAAGTCAAAATCTAGATTTAAATTATCTATTTTTAACTCTTCAGGATTAGTATCTAGATTAGAAACATTTATCTCCAAATTAGAAACTTCATTGTTTATTAAATTATTTATATCATCATCTAAATTTAATGATTCTATATTTAAGTCATTGCTATTATTTATATTAGATATAGATGTATTATTTTCAACTGGTAATACTTTTTTAGATTCTTCTAATGGAATGTTTTCTAATGAGTCTCTTGATGATTTAACTATTGATTCGGATGATGATGGCGATTGGACTTCTATTGAAGGGGCTACTAATACTTCTCTAGATGTTTCTAATACATTTAAATCTAATTTAGATATTGGTTCTAATGCATTTGGGGTTATGCTTGTTGTTGTCGAGAATTCTGGTGGAGGAGATATAGAAAAAGGTGTTGTTTCGGTATCATATGTATCGGATATTGTAGATGGTAATAATGTTGATTTTTTTGAAGTATCTACAGTTGGAGATTCGGTGGTTTCTAATGACGTTTCAATATTTAATTTAGATAATTTTTCTTTACTACAATTTTCTATTTCAGCTTGTACCATTTTACGCAAATTATCTTTTTCAGATGATGACATATCTTCGTTTAATTTTTCATCACTAATATCATTATCTTGAAATTCAGAACCTAAATATTCTTTTAATATATGTTTTACTGGTAAATGTTTTCGTATAGTTTCATTTATGGTAGCGTCAATTAAACATTCAGCTTCTCTACGATTACGTTGATATTCAAAATTAGTCACATTATCATCAAATAAATACGGATTTTTCCAAACATTTCTAGCAACTTCTATATAACATAAATGCATAAAATGATCCACTTTAGGTATTTTTAAATTTATCTTATTTTTGTTTTTATTTGAATTTATAGATGTTAATATTCGCGTATGGCTAACAAACACCGCTGTTAATAACTCATCTAACCAATCACAACCAGATGTATTTATTATATTATTATATTTATCAATAATAACTTCTTGATTCCATTTGGGTATTTCACTTAACGATATTTGAAAATTATATAATGTTTCATCTTTATTATTATTATTTTGACATTTTTCTTTAACTTCTAAAAATAATTCCTTAATATTAAGATAAATATTCGGAGCAAAAATATTTACCAATTGTTTTGTATATTCAGTTTTAGCATCAACCAATACAGCAAAATTACCCTCTTCCATTTATTTTAATTTTAGAAAAATAATATATTTATACAACGCACATATCTTTTCTATAAATATATTATGTATAATAAAAAAATAAAAAAACACAATAAAACTAAAAAACAACAAAAACAATATTATTTAAAATTAAAAAATATTATTCATACAAAACATAAAGAAATTAATTTTTATTTAGATTTAACTATTTTTTTAAAATATATAAAATTAAAAAAACAAATTATTGAAAATATACATAAATATAAAGAAATAATAAAACTAATTTGTTCTAATAAAAATTTACAATATCATTATATAAATTCAAATAATAATATTTATAATTTATTTTATTTATTTAAAAATAATATTAATAATAAGATAGTCTCGTATAATAATGAAAGTATTAATAATCTAAAATTAAAAATCGCATATTTAAAAAAACATGATGAATTAAGTTCTGTTTATAATTCTTATAAAGATGTATTAAATAAAATGTTTAAATATAAAAATAAATTATTATATTATTCTAATTTAGAAAAACCTACAATTAATAAATTGAATTTACAAAAAATGATTAACGAACAAAATGTAATTATGAAAAATATAAAAGAATTAAATAAGAATATTCATTCATTAAATTAAATTTATTATATTTTAATAAAATATTTTACTATATTATATGAAATTAAAACAGTTACAAAATACTAAAAAATATCTTCATAATAATAATAGAAAAACAAAAAAAATAAAACAATATGGAGGACTAGGGGAAGCTCCATCAATACAAATAAGTGATAATAAAAATATAATTATTACCCATTCGGATAATAACATAAGATTGAATGTCGCCAAAAATAATTCAACATTAACCGATACCCAAGCCGCTACCCAAGCTGCTGCCGAAGCCGCTGGCACTGCTGCTGGCACTGCTGCTGGCACTGCTGCTGCTATTGCTGCTGCTGCTGCTGCTGCTGCTGCTGCCGAAGCCGATACCCAAGCCGCT